CAATTTTTAATAATTATTGAAGTATATAAAAAATATTTTAGAAATGAAAAATTAATAATTATGTTTTGTTTAAACTTTTTATTTAATAAAAAAATAGATAATTTAGAAAATATTAATTTTTTATAAAATTATATAAAATTATTTTTCGTTATAACTATATTTAGAAAATATAGTGATTTAATAAAATATGGACGATTATAATATTAATACAATAATTGAATCAAAAAATGAATGGTCCGCTCGTTTAACTAATATTTTAACACCATGTATGATTGAAGGTATTAAATCTATTTTTGATGAAGCATATAATTTATGTATAGAAAATGAAGAAGAATCTAAATATTTAATGACATTTCAAAATTTATTAAATAATATTCCAAAATGGAGTTCTGAAATTGTTGAAATTGAAAAAGATAGAATTATTGCATCAAGTGCATGTAATTATTTGGAAGACTTAATAACATGTGTTCATATTACACAACTTAAATCACTTACTGTTACTCGTGTTGGATTAAAGCAAAAAAAAGTTAATATTGATATTCCCAATCTAAATACTTTTATTCATAAAGCATATATTGCCATTGCGCGAAAAGTATATATAAATGTATACTTATTTGAAAAAGATATTTTACCATTACAAACACAGAAAAATAATAGAGAATTGGAAATAATTGTAAAAGAATGTATTTTAAATAGTATTAGAGAAAATATTCCTATTGAAAATATTTTAAAAATTTATTTAGATGAAACACAAGAAACCGATGTTGAAATTGAAGAAACAAAAGAACAAATAATAGATGAAGAAGCCATTAAAAAAATGGAAAAAGAAAAAAAAGAAAAAGAATTAGCAACCATTAAAGCCGAGGTTGAAGAAAAATTGCGCAAAGAATCAAAAGATAGTGTTAAAAAAGCGATTAGTGAAGCAAACAAATCTTTAAATAAAGAATCTGCCGTTTTAAAAGATGTTAGTGATTTAATTGAAGATAGCGGAACAGATAGTGAATATTTTACAGAAGATGAAAGCGTAGATGAATCCGTTGGAAGTGAAAAATTAGTTATTGGAGAACCAATTAGCAATAAAAAAGATAGTTTGAGTGATTTAGAGCTTGGAATCAATTCATTAGATGAAGACCCAGATAATTTTGATTTAGATGTATTAGATTTAGAAACTGAAAAATTAGACGACAATATAGAACTTGATATTGAAGAACTCAAACTTTAAATATTTTTTTATATTCGTTTATTTCGTTTATTTAGTAAATAATTATTCATTATTAATTATAATAATAATGAATAATCAAGTATTAACAGCAGGAATAATTAGTATTATATATTTTTTAATAAAATTCATTGAAATGAGATTTATTTTAAAAGAAAATAAACCATTAAAGGATATGGTTATTGATACGTTAATTGTATTTATATCAGCATTAATTACTATTTTATTATTAGACCAATTTAATTTAAATGAATTAATAGGAAATATAAAATCAACTCCTGATGCTTTTATTAATAAACCTGATTTTTGACAGGGAGGACTACGCGATTATTAAATATATTTATTATAAAAATATATTTAATTTATTTTTATTTATTGTGTCATAATTGGTAATTCATCTATGTTAAAAATTGCTGATTGATTATTTATTTTTTTTCGCGCTATTTGGTATTTTTCAAATACTTCCTTTTTCAATACTTTTTGTGGAGTATGATTATGAACTGTTCGTGCAATCATTTTATATAATTTAAAATCAGGATATCTCTCATCACCGTCATTTTTATATAAAATATTTTTATTTTTATCATCAAAAACCCATTCTATCATTAACTTCTTAATTGGCGAACGTAATTTTTTTATATCATCAATATCTTGTATAAAATAATCAAATAAACTACATCCTAAACGACATAAATCAAAACTATAATTAGGCTCTAATCTTGCTTTGTTTTCATTAAAATATGGTTCGCAATTATATTGTGTTGCTGCATCTCCTTCTGGCGCATAACTATCGCTACATATTAATTCTCCTTTAAATCTGTATATTGCTCTGCCGAAATCAATAATTTTATATATTTTTCCAAAAGTTGGTACTTTATAATGGGCATTATTAAATTTATAATATAAAAATTTCTTTTCTGTCTTATTATATACAATATTATTTGTATGAAGGTCGTTATGTGTGAAATCAAAAACTTTTTGATATGTAATTAGCATAAACAAAATTTGCAAAACAATTGATTCATATTCTGTGTCTTTTATTTTATTATTAATAATATAATCATCTAATGTATCTTCACAGCATTCTAATGCAATTGTTTGAACCGGGAATTTGTCAATAGTAGCAAATATTTCTTCTTCACATGATGAATCACTAGTACTACTTGAATTTTCTTCACTGCTATCTTCATTATCTGAATTTTCTTCGTTACTTGATTCGGTATTTGAATATCTAGATGAACACGAAGAATTAACTGAATCTTGGTCATTTGTTCTTTTATGTTTTTTATATTTTTCATCGGTGTTTTTAGTTTCATCTTTTTCTTGTGTTAAATCTGTTTTCTTAGTTTCATATGTGTTTTTAGTTTCATCTTTTTCTTTAGTTTTGTCTGATTCAACTAAATCATCTAATTTAAATAATTTTTCATCTAATTCTTCTAATAATATTTCATTATTTTCTGTATCCATGTTTTCAATTTCAACTTCTTGTTTGTCTTCTTGTTCAACTTCACTGGTTATAAATAATTCTTCAGTAATTAAATCTATGTTTTCATTATTAATATTAATTTTTTGTTTGCATTTTTTTGTATTTGCAAAAATATTTTTAGTATGTTCTGTTTCTATTATTTTAAATCTTTTATTCAAATTTTGATGAAAGTAATCTGAATCATCCAAGTATTCTAAATCTTCATCAATTTCTACTAAAAAATCATTCTTAATTGCTAAAAAAGACCCATAATAATCTATTCCATTTAAAAATCCATAATAATTTAGCAATAAACTAGATAAATATGAAAAAAAACCATCGCTATATGCAGAATTATTTGGATCAAAAACTTTATTATTTATAGTTTTGTCTTGTTTATTCAAAAAATTTGGTAAATTTAATATATTAAAACTAGAATCCTTAGTATTATATTTACCTATCATATATTTTGTAGGGTCGACTAATGGACTATATTTAAAAAAAATCTTCTTATTAATATTATTATTAGAACTATCAACAATAATACCATTAAATTTTGAATAACCCAGTTTTTCAGTCAATGTTTCCAATTTATATACATTATTTAAATTGATTGAATTATAGTTGGTTTCATTAAAATCAAAGAATCTCTCATATAATGGAATATAATTTTGAGGATTCTCTAAATTTAAAAACTCTTCTGATTTTATTTTATCAAATAATTCAGTATTTTTATTTTTCTTATAATTTATATCCATAATTATTTATTACTTTATTAATAATAAATAATTTTCTTGTTTTAAACGTTTTTCTATAAAATATTATTAAAAAATATTATAATAATTTTATTAAATTAAATTACTAATTAAATTTAATTACTAATTAAATAATATTTTTAAATAATATTTAGTAAATAATGACTTTAGAACTTAAAAAATTTGAGATGAAAAATATTAGTTTTAAACCCGATGAAAATAAAGGACCTGTTATTGTTTTAATTGGTCGTCGTGACACAGGTAAATCTTACCTTGTTAGGGACCTTCTTTATTATCACCAAGATATTCCCATTGGAACTGTTATTAGTGGGACTGAAGCAGGTAATGGATTTTATGCTGAACATGTCCCAAAACTCTTCATTCATGAAGAATATAATACTGCAATTATTGAAAATATTTTAAAGCGTCAGCGCACTGTTTTAAAACAAATTAAAAAAGAAATGGAAACCTTTAGAAAATCTACTATTGACCCTCGTGCATTTGTTATTTTAGATGATTGTCTTTATGATGCCGGTTGGACTAAAGATAAAATGATGAGATTATTATTTATGAATGGAAGACACTGGAAAATGATGCTGATC